TTCCAAGTGGCCAAAGGTGCTTTCAATATAGTACCCTCTTCACCTCTCAACAAAATATTTTGGAAGTGAGTCATAGCCTCTTCATATGAATAAACCTTAAGACGTTCTACCATTGCAACTCTAGTGCATTCTAATATAGGTGTCTTTTTGAATAGATAATCTAAACGCTTTCTATACTCAATATCTGACTTCTTATTGAAGTAGTCTTCTAATGTGATTGAATCCCACACTGTATATCTTATTTTGTCGACAGCTTCTTTAAAATCACCATGCTTCTTTCTGAACGCAGATAACTTTTTAGAGGTATCTTCATCATTTCTATCACCCATTTTACCACAACCCTCGATATCTACTATCGAAGCTATAATACCGTTAGACGTGTACCTATCCATTGTCGAACCATCATCATTAATTATAGTTAATTCACCATTTAGTACACCATCACCAAATTTAGATAACTCTCTAATTAATAGAGAATCTACTGGAATGTAAGTTGTTTCACCTTGTCTTGATTCGAATTCTACTTGACCAGATTGAATAATGGCATTAGCATAACGGCCGTCCATCTTAACATCACTATACGCATAACCATAATCTTTGAAAATTTTTCTAGCTAACTTCTCACTGAAAGACTTAGCACCTTGATATGGTGTTTTTTCAATAAGATTAGGAATTACTTTATTAATAAAAGTTCTACCTAAACCAATCTTAGGGTCTTTATCAATAATTCTTTCAATAATATAAGCGTCATCGGTCGATAAATTTTCTAAAGTCTGCTTAAGATAGGCTACAGCCGATTGACCTGTTTCTTCTCTATTACTAAGGACTTTTAAATCATTAACAGCTTCTGATAGCGAATAATTAGAATTAGAACCCCAAGGAGTATATTCAGGTATTTGTTTAATGAAAAACTTAACCCTTTTAGACTTGATTAAATATAATACCTTTTGAAGTAGTTGATTGTCTTTATACTTACGAAGCACATCCATCTTAGCGTTGTTACCAGAAGTATTAGCTATTTCATCAAAAATTATTTTAATTTCCATCTTTTACATTTTTGTTAGGGACAAATATAGACATTTATTATGTAATAACCAAATAAAATAAAAATAAGCGGGAATTTATCCCACTTATTTATTATCCATCACCGCCTTGTATTCGGTGTTATGACAGTAAGTTGAGGTGTCAATATTTTTCTCAACATATTTTTTAATTAGATTTAAGACATTTTTTAAATACTTATTCTGTTTAACTGATTTAAAGTTTTCATAAAAATGAAAGCATCTCTGACTATGTTCAACCTTATGACATGGAAACTTGTCAATCCTAAAGTATCTAGCTCTTACATAATCATCAATGTTAAACCTTATTTTTACTTCATAATCTACACCATCTTTATTAGCGGTATAAACATAGTAGTATTCAACGTGTTCTCCTTCTGGATTCATTGAACTGTATAGGTGTTTTCCTGTTTTGTTAAAGTACTCTACACCTTCTTTAATTAGTTCTTCTGTAGTTTTCATATTTTTAAATTTTACGTATTTTGTTATTTTTTTTAATCTCCTAATTGAAAACTACGTAAGTTGGACCTCTAATTTTTATCTATTTCATTTTATTTAATTTTAAGAGCACAGGGATGGATTCGAACCACCCTACATTGCCTTGCGGGGCAACACCATAGCCGCTCTGGAACCTGCGCATTTATTATTTATTTTTGAAAAACTCACCCATTTCGATGATTTTTTGTTTTTCTTCTTCAGTAAATCTATCGTGATACTTCAAAATATCATCAATTAAACCTAACCTGTAACCCCTTTCATTCATGAGATAATCTTTTTCAAACTCTTCATCTGAACAAATTTCACAAGGGTATTTTTGTTTAATCATACCGAGACTAACTGGACAGTCTTCGTGACCATACTTACAGCCGTGCCTCTCACAACAATGATGTTCATGAACACCCCATTTTTCTTTTGGTATTGTTGTTTCTTTAATATATTCCATAATTATTTTATTAGTTCACCATTAGCATTAATGCTGAAACTCTTCGTGATTCTAAATTCTTCACCGTGACGACCATTAACAATACACTTGTGGTTTTCGTAAACAATAGTACCGTCGCTTTTTTTATTGACAGGTTTACACAAAGTTTCGCATTTAGGACATTCTAATTCTTCGTACCCTTTACTTAAAAGAAAACTTGTTGTACTACCATTGGTTATTGGTAAACCTTCTTCTGTAGCAAACCTTTTCAATACTTCAACATTCAAGTTTAGGTATTTAATTTTATTTTCTATATTAGATACTTCAGCGTTTAAAGCAATTGTTTTAACTTCCTCATCTTCTACGATATTCCACTCCAAGAAATAACCATTGTTATGACCACCTACATCCCTATTGGCCCATTCTTCAGCTACGTACTCAGCCAAGTCATTCACATCATCATAACCATAAACTTCATTATTAGCCACCAAATACTTGATATTTTTATGACCTGAGTGTAAAGTTTTTATTGCTTCTACTATTAATATTTCCATCTTTTATAATTTTACCTTACAAATATAAGTTGTTTTTATGTTATAACCAAATATTTTAGTAAATTTCACCAATTGTTTGACTATCTTCTTCCGTTATCTTTAAACGACCTTTTATTTGAATACTACCTTTAGTATGGTTAGAATCTGGAGTTTCCTTGGTCCTAAAACCAATTCCTGAATCGAACTCAACATGGTTTACGTAATGAGTCTTACCTTTACTTTTTAACACCCACATAGGTATTGCAGAATCGGATAAGTGAGCTTTATTAAAATGAAATATCACTCTAGCTGGCTTTTCGTTATGTTCAATTATACACATGACGATACCTTTTTTCCAAATAACGGTAAGTTAGAAACTAACTTTTTAGTAATTTTAGATGGTTCTATTGTAATAGCTGTAAGTTCGTTGTTGATGTCAGGTTCTCTAAAAGAAGTTGTTTTGAGACCCTTGAACTCTGCTTTTTGAAGTAAGACTTCTAAATGTTTCTCATCTTTAGCGCTGAGGAATACTAAATAGTTTGAATTTTGATTCCAGTCTTTTGCTATACTTGAGTGATTATGTTGGAAGTCTATTGCGGCGTGACCCATTTGGACAGCCTGATAGGATAGTGGTAAATCTTTTCTCCCCACTACGTAGAGTTTCTGAGGTTCTTGCCTTGCAATCTAAGTGTCTTTCATTTTTTTTTGTTTTTAAGTTACACATTTTTATTTAGTGGTCGATATCGGGTTCGAACCGATGACTAAGAGGTTTAGAATCTCCCGCTCTTCCAACTGAGCTAATCGACCAATTATTCCATTGCAAATATATATTTAAATATGCAAGGGAATAATGAAAAAACTTTATTTATTTTTTAACATGTTAGATAAATACTCAAACATATCAAAGTAATCTCTAGTGTCAAAACCTTCTGACTCTATATGCATAAATATGTCATACAAATCATTTGACGCTTTAAAGTCTACTATTTTCTTATATTCTTTTAATTGTAGACCAAAGCTTAATATTCTAAGAGAGTGATACATACTTTTAATAGCACGTTCGTTATCACCGTTCTTAGATGCCATTTTTGAATAATGTAAACTGTCCGATGCTTTTCTTATGATAGCTTTAATCATTTCCTTCTCGTTCCATTTAGTAACCTTAAATGGCCATTTCTTAAGAATAACTTTATCTTCAGGTAAAGATATACACTCTAGCGCACCTATCTCGTATCTATTAATGGCATCTATAAAACCACCTCTGGAATAAACTACACCTTGAATTGAATAGTCTTCATTAGATATTGCATTATTTCTGAATGCTCCATTATCCAACATAGCACTTTTCATGACTATGATGTAATCACGGTCTGAATCTTTAGTGGCTGTTCCATACACACGAGAACCGTAAGGGAAAATAGCTAGTACTTCCCCTTCGATATTAAGTTCTTTTAAGATGTGTTCACTCATCTCTTTTTTTAAGACTTTACTCATAGTTTCTTTATCTTTACCTTTTAATTCACCACTTACTTTAAGCGTATCACGTAAATGTATTAAATCTTCTTTATTCATTTAATTAGTAATAAATTATCTAAGTATTTCCACATATCTGCTGCGGATGATGGTGAGGTCAACTGTAAAGCGCCTTTAAATTCATCATACTCTTTAGCATACATTTCAACTTTACCACCATGTTCAATGTTGGCAATTCTATCAGCTAACTTGACTATGATAGCATCAGGGTTGGAAGCTGTCTTAGGTAATGTTTTCATATTATCTCTCCTTTTTCAATTTCTTGTTTTCTATTATATTCTACTAATTTAGATTTTAATAACGCCCTAATTTCTTCTTTAGTATGACTTGGGTTTTCTATGTTTACTTGTAGGGTAAAAACACGTTTATATTTGTCATATTTAACAGTCGGGCCAAAAAACCAATATTTTTTGCGCTCACCTACACCATTGTATTTGTAAAATTTTGTTGTGTAACACTCTGTTGCGCCATATTCACCACAATCATATGAATCAATTTTGTAGAAAAACTTTTGACCCTTTAATTCAATACTTTTATTCATGACAATTATATTATTTGACAAATATACATAAAAAAACGTAATTTACCAAATTTATATTATATTTACATTAAAGATGAAACAAAACTGTACTTTAAATTAATTAGTTAGGATATTATATAACTCTTTATTGTTCATATTGTTTATATAATCTCTAACCGATTTGATTTTACCATCTTTGAGTCCAAAGAATAAACCAGTATGTCTCTTATTTGAAAAATTCTTATTATTCACCTCAAAAACTTTCATAGCAAACTTTTTTTGTTCACTTTTAGTTATATTTTTTGGTTTGTACGGTTTTAATTCTACCCAAGAATTTTTCAAATCATCCGTTAGCTTATTTAAAGCATTTTTAAGGTTTATTATTTCTTCGGACCTCTCTGGAAATGTAGCTACCCATTCATCTATCTCATTAGTTTTCAACACTTCTAAAATGTGATGATTACCTAATTTACTTTTAGTGTGATGCATCGCTACATAAGCTGGGTTCTTAATTTTAATTCTATTGAAATTAGCATCACAAACTACATAACCTTCTTCTGTAAAAGGCATACCTTCAAAAGTTCCCATTAAGTGACCAGCGTTTGAAGCATTAATATCGATTACTTCAACTAATGGTACGTTTATATCTTTAGCCACCAACTCTAATTGAGTGTATGTTAACTCATTTAAAGACCTTAAATCTCTAACACCCAATAAAGCTACTGAAGAAACACCATGTGGTTTTACAACGATATTATATGGTGTCATTAATTCAAAAGCATAGGTCCTACCTTTAACTAAGTTAGTAACATTAAAACCATATCTACCTCCAACAGTATCCCAAAATAATCTTGAGAATGTAGTACCTTCTTTTTCATTTACCTCACCTTCAGCCTCAGCCATACCGCTTGTACCAACACACCATCTTTCGGTAACCCAATCCCAATATAATTGAATTAAAGAGCCATCTTCTTTTGAAAATATAATGGCAGTATTCCAATCAATCTTAGATGCGTGACCTTCGGCTGAATTAAAGAAGCGGATGAAAGCAAGGCTCATGACTTTCCAAGTATCTTTTTCTAAAATCAAACCACGACATTCTCTAGCTTCCATAAAAGCCATATCGGATTCTAATTGGTCATATTTTAAAAGAATTTTATGTCCGTAATCTTTACACTTCAACTTAAAGTCTTCCACTGTTTTTTCTAAACCGTGTTTTTTGATGTATGTTACTACTGATAATTCCATTATCTTATATTTATTAATTAATTTTCAT